ACAAGTGGGGCGTCGATCCCATGCGCACGTCCCCCGTCGGCGCCGCCATGCTCGGCACCCGCATCCATGCCGCGATGGAGGGCTACTACGGCTACGACATCGACCCCTTCCGGGCCATCGACGTCATCTACGACACCGCCCGCGGCCAGCGGCCGGAGTACGCCTCCGAGCTGACCGGCGAGCAGGACTACGCAATCCGCATGGTCGACGGCTACCTGCACTGGGCCGCCGAGAACGGCCTCGACGAAGAACACGACGTCGTCGCCACCGAACAGGAGCTGGAAGCACGCATCCAGCTCACCAACGGTGACACCGCCATCGTTCACGGCAAGCTGGACCAGATAGTCCGGCGCCGTATCGACGGCGCCCTACAGCTGAGGGACTGGAAAACGGTCGGCACCCTCTCCAAAGCGGACCTCATCGTCCTCGACCCCCAGATGCGGATCTACTCCGCCCTCCTCAACACCACCAGCGACGGCCAGCGCGTCGACGGCGCCCTCTACACCATGTTCCTGCGCTCCAAGCGCACGGCCCGCGCCACCGGCCCCTTCTACGAACAGATCTTCATCCGCTTCAACGCGTTCGAGGAACGCAACATCTTCACCCGCCTGACCGGGATCATGGACGACATGGACCGGGTGGTCCGCCAGCTTGACGAGGGCGCCGACCACCGCCGTGTCGCCTACCCCAACCCCATGACGGACCGCTGCGCCTGGGACTGCCCTTTCGTGAGGGTGTGCCCCATGTTCGACGACGGCTCCCGCGTCGAGGACGCGATGCGAGGCGAGTTCATCGAGAACGCCGACGCCTACGGGTACCGAAAGCTTGATCTTCTCAGCCAGGTGAAGGCGGCCGTCGGCGTGTCCTCACCAGAAGGGGACACGCATGGCTGACATGCCCGGCATTTCGATGATCGTCCATGGACCGAAGGGCGCCGGGAAGTCCTATCTCGGCGATACCACACCGGCCCCGCGGCTCGTGCTGGACGCCGAGATGGGCTCACGTTTCACACCCTCGAAGAAGATCTACTGGAACCCGCTCACCGAACCGGTCCCGGAGTACGACGGCACCTGGGAATCCTGCCTGGTCACCGTCCGCGAGTACCGCGCGGTCGAGAAGGCCTACGAGTGGCTCAACACCGGAGCCCACCCCTTCAAGAGCGTTGTCGTCGATTCCATCTCCGAGGTCCAGCAGCGCCTCGCCGACAGCCTCAAGGGCGACCACCCGCTGGAGATCAAGGACTGGGGCGAGATGCTCCGCACGGCCTCCCTCCTGATCCGCAACCTCCGCGACCTCGTCAGCCACCCCGTCAAGCCCATCGACGCAGTCCTGTTCATCGCGATGACGCACCAGCGGCAGGACAACACCTGGTACCCGTACGTCCAGGGGCAGCTGAAGACGACGCTCCCCTACTACGTAGACCTCCTGACCTACGAGGCGGCCCTCCCCCAGGAAGACGGCACCACCGTCCACCGCCTCCTGATCGGACCGGCCCAGGGATATGCCACCGGCGAGCGCGTCGGCGGACGACTCGGACGGTTCATCGACAACCCGAATATCACGGACATGCTCTCCGTGATCCACAACTCCACGACAAACGCGGCGTAACGAAGGAATGGTGGCAAAGGTGGCCTCAGCCTTTTACGGAGACCTGCTGAAAAAGCGTCAGGACGCAGGCCTGGAGATGTTCCCCGTCGGTACTTACGACGTCAGGGTGGTCGACGCCGAGAAGCCACAGAAGGGCGGCATGGGGTTCATCGTCCAGTTCGAAGTGATCAACGGGCCCCTCGCCGGACGGAAGTTCAAGAACTGGATGACCCTCTCCGACACTGTCATCGAGAACTGGCCGGGACTCGTCGCCATCTGGTTCAAGGAGATGGCGGCCCTCGGCCTGGGAGATGCCTTCTTCGAGGCGGAGCCGTCCGACGAGCAGACCATCGCGGCCCTCAACGGCCGTACGGCCACCGCTCAGGTCGGGCGTCGTACGAAGAAGAACTCCGGCGAAGAGGTGGCGGACATCCGTATCCTGCCGCCCTCAACCCCCTCGGCCCCGGTAGGCGCTCCGGCGCCGGATCCGATGGCGATGAGCACCGCCGTTGCTGCGGCAGCCCCGGTGGCCGACCCCAACGCCCCCGGCCTGCCGCCGTTCTGACAAGCCGACACACCGTCCGACCTCCCGCTTCACTCCTTCACCACGTGGCACTCAACTGTTAGTGTGAGATCACCGATGGAGCTTTGACAGAGGGTTGCAGAACACCCGTGGGCCGCAGCCATTCTGACGGCGGACGACGCACACCCTGCAGCTGCCGGACACACGGAACCGGCAGCTTGCGCAACGACTGTTACACGGTCCGTACACAGGCGTTGTGCAAAAGTGACAGACCCACTGGGGTTGCTGTGTCTACTCACATCTACTGTGGTGGACCTGCTCTCACATACGCGGTACGACAACGCGGGGGTAGCCAGATCGGCCGGAGCGCCAACGCACATCCGGCTCCCCCCGCCACCGCATGCAACACGGGGAGGTACGGATGAACGACAAGGAATGTCCGGCTGAACCGGTTGTAGGCGACGAAGGCGCTGGTCAGGGCGGTTTCGCCAAAGTGGCGGAACACCTCAACCGGCTCTACCCGAATCGTCCACGACTGATCAGCCGACAGCTGGTACACAAATGGTGGATGCACCGCCACTTCAACGGATTTCCCGCGGCCATCGAGTCGACAGGCTCACCAGGGACGAGTGGCGGCAGAGGGCGTCCGGTCTTCGACATCGCAGCCGTCGAGGCGTGGCACACCCACTACCTTCAGACGCGGCATCGTGGTGCGCCCTGGACCCCTGTACAGGAGCACGCACAGCGCGCCTCGACTGCAGGGTCACCCAAGGGCGACGATTCACTGGCTGCCTGACACAACAGCAGGGGTGCACCACGACAAGGAAGGCGTACACCGCCTATGAAACCACGCAAACCAGGACGCACCTTCTGGATCATCACCTTCGCCGTCGGCATCACCTCCCCGGGCACAGGCAAGAGACGCATCAACAGCCGGATGCAGGAACTGTACAAGGGCATCAAATCCCGGGACGTGAAGATCGAGATGCTGAGCGATCTGAATTCTGAGCTGACATCAGAGAACTCGTTTCTGCGGCGGAAGCTGTCCGAGGCAGTCGGGGAGCGGAACATGTTCCTGTTCCAGGACGAAATCAACAGCGCAGTGATCGACAAGGACCTTCAGGGTGTCGACACGACGATGCCCCTGACCGTCGTCAACTAAGCCATGGCCAAAGGTAGGTTGACAACCTGGCACACTTCAGAAATCCGTGCCGGGGATTGTCAGAAAGTGCGTTGACACGACCGCGCCCGGTGATAGTGTGAACGCACTAGAACGGCAGGTGCGAAGGAGCCGGTTCCTTCTTGGAAAGAATACGACCCGGCACCGTTCAGATCTCTGCCGCTCGAAAACAACTTCCCATCTGCTGCTCTCATGGCGTGAGTGACGATGGGTGAGCAGACCATCTGCGATGGGCCGCTCAATACTGCCCGGTGCGAAGGATGACGAGTTCTTCCACTATTAATGGAGAGGTCGCGGGTTCAAATCCCGTCCGGCTGGTGAACTGGCCGGTAGCTCAGCATGGCTAGAGCACTTACGACGCGTCACCGATTTGATCTCGGGCAGTTGCAACACCTGTCGGACGTGGTGTAGTTGGCAGCACGCCTCCGCTTTGGAGGGGGTAGTGCGGGTTCAAGTCCCGCCGTCCGGCCTGGACAACTCAACAGAGAGCTTCGCGCGCCTGGTGCGAACGACACCTCCGGCTACTTCAATTGGTGAAATCACGCCGGAATGCCACCCCCTGATCTCGGGCGCGCACACCACTGATAATGCCTGGTGCGCAGATGACACATACTTCAAAGGGAACCAAAGGTCACGGGTTCAAATCCCGTCCGGACAGTCGCCCCCACTTTGTCCGGTAGCTCAGCGGTAGAGCATTGGTACGAAACAGTGTCATCGACCTTGATCTCAGGCATTCAGACTTACTGCCCGGTGCGAAGATGGGTGGATACTTCGTCGCCATCCCTCCGGTGTGACAGCCGGAACCACCCGTCACGATGACCTCGGGCAGCAGACGTTCCCTCGTAGCTCAGCTGGCGGAGCAGCGGATTGTTAATCCGAAGGTCGTTGGTTCGAACCCAGCCGGGGGAGCCAAGGTAAGGGGCTGCGACGGCAGGAAAATCCACCTCCCCGAAAACGCCGGTGCCTTGCGCGACAGCCTAGAGCTGAGAAGGCGAAGGATATGGCTCGGCGTCAAGGATCCTTAGCTCAGTCGGATAGAGCAGCAGATTACGGATCTGCAGGTCGGGGGTTCGAGTCCCTCAGGTTCCGCTGGTCCGATCCCTTGGTGGGTCCGGGCCTCGCTGGCGCAGCATGGAATTGGTGTCCACGCTCCGCCAGCACCAATGGGTCTTAGCTCAGCACGGTTAGAGCACCTCCCCGATAAGGAGGTGGTCGAAGGTTCAAATCCTTCAGACCCAACGTGGCTATTCACACGCGGGAGAGTCCTGGCCAGACACACGGCTGAAGTACCGGCAGCCCCGGTGCGAGGGGGTTCAAGTCCCTCATCTCCCACGACCGTTCCCGGTGCGCAGGCCTCAGCTACTTCATTTCTCTCTCAAAGAAACCCGAAAAGCCGAAGCCGACCTTGATCTCGGGAACACCTGATCACCAGCCATGTGCTGGTGCGACGACAAGGAAGGACAGGCGTGGCCCGCTTCAACACCACCAAGCACACGAGCAAGCCACTTGTCGCTACGGTCAAGAGCCCCATGGGCTCCACCACAGAACAGCCCAACACCCGTACCGCGCTCGGTGCGTGGGGCTGGACTCGGACGCCCCAGGGAGAGCTGTTCCTGATGTCCTCCGGCGCCCTGCTCGACGGCGAGGACCACCTCCACGAACTGGGCAGTGACCGCGACAACCGGTTCTCCCGCCTCGTACGCACCACCACGGCCGAGGACCCGGCGTGGACCGGGGACATGCTCCGATGGCTCCGCACGGACGGCAACATGCGTACCGCTCCTGTGATGGGCGCCGCCGAGTTTACCGCCGAAAGCCTCCGCAACAAGGCCCCCGGCTCCCGCAGCGTCGTCGACTCGGTCCTCCAGCGTGGCGACGAGCCCGGCGAGATCATCGCCTACTGGACGGCCACGTACGGCCGCCGCCTCCCGAAGCCGCTCAAGCGCGGAGTCGCCGACGCCGTACGCCGCCTGTACAACGGCAAGTCCCTCCTGAAGTGGGACAGCGACAAGGGCTACCGCTTCGGCGACGTCCTCAACCTTGTCCATGCGAAGCCTGACCCGTCGAAGCCGTGGCAGGGCGACGTGTTTCAGTACGCCCTGGACCGCCGCCATCACCCGGCCACCGCAGTTCCGCCCGCCTCCAACCGCACCCTCACCGCCCACCGGCGGCTGATGCAGATGCCGGTCAAAGAGCGTCGGGCCGCCATCGTCTCTTCCAACGGTTCGGCCCTGATCGCCGAGGCCGGACTGACCTGGGAAGGACTGGCCGGATGGATCCAGGGCCCGCTCGACAAGGCGGTCTGGGAAGCCATGATCCCCTCCATGAACATCATGGCGCTCATCAGGAACCTCAGGAACTTCGACCAGGTGGGCGTCTCCGACGAGGTCGCCGAGCTGATCGTCTCGCAGCTCACCGACCCCGACGTGATCGCCCGCTCGCGGCAGTTCCCCTTCCGCTACCTGATGGCCCATCGTGCCACGCAGAACGCCGGATCGCTGCGCTGGGCCTATCCGCTGGAGAAGGCCCTCAACCACTCGCTAGCCAACGTGCCCGCCCTCGGCGGACGCACGCTGATCATAGTCGACCGCTCGCCGTCCATGTTCCCGGAGTACAACAGCCACTTCCCGAACATGAAGATGAAGGACATCTCCCGCGCCGACCAGGCGGCGGTCTTCGGTTCAGCCCTGGCCGTCCGCGCCGAGAACGCAACCCTCGTCGAGTTCCACGGCAAGTCCCGCGAGATCAAGTTCCCGAAGAACTCCAGCGTGCTGTCCCTCCTCGACAAGTTCGGCAGGGACTGGGGCACCAACATCCCCGACGCCATCAGCGCGCACTACGACAACCACGACCGCGTCATCATCATCACCGACGAACAGACACGGCCCGGGTTTATCCCCTCGAACAAGAACGGACGGTTCGTCGAGCACAGTCGCATCGACGCCGTCGTTCCGCTGAACGTCCCGGTGTACATGTGGAACTTCGCCGGGTACGAAGCCTCCGCGATGCCGAGCGGCAGCAATGCCCGCTTCACTCTCGGAGGCCTCACTGACCAGGCGTTCAAGCTGATCCCCATGCTCGAAGCAGGATCGGACGGCGTCTGGCCCTGGCATGCGGTGTGCCAGGGCGATTGATCTGCGGACCGGGAAACCTGGGGAGGTCAACCGGTCCGCAACGACAAGGAAGGTGCTCCAAGGGGGGTCATGGGTTTCTGGGACTTCACCTCTCAGAAGACTGCGTCCGCTGGCGGCACTGAAGTGGTGGGTGCGGGAGTCACGACGGGGTCCCGCACCGGTTCCTCGCCGGACGTGTGTCCGGCGAGGACACACCAACAGCACGTCCAAGATCAGAGTCTGTCCGTACGCATCGGGTCTGCGGCCAGACGACACAACTCCCGCAGCGCAGGTCCCTCCCGTTCTCTCGGGCCCTGCGCTGCGGGTTTCTCACGTTCCGTCGCCTATCACCAAGGACATCATGCTCGTCATCAAGACGGAGATCTGGCCGCACGGTGAGGTCGAGAATAGGTTCGAGATCGCCAGGATCGGCATCATCAACTGCCGTGGTCACGGCACACCGGACATCGCGGACTACAGCGTGGTCGGCCTCCTGGAGCGCGATAAAGCGGAGTACGTCGCCGAGGGAATCCTCCTCGCGCACTTCCGGCAGAACGGCTGGGAGCCGCTGGCCGCACGCGCTCTGCGTGAGCAGGAGAGAGCACCGATCTTCCACCCCGACTACACCCAGTCTGTTGTTGATCTACTGAGGCGAGGATGACATGCCGGACACACCGGAACCCGCGCGGGAAGCGTGGATGGACAGGCCGTTCATGGTCGACCAGGCGGAAGGCACCGAGATCGTCGAAGACGACGTCTTCCAGATGCAGGTCCAGCAACCGTATGGCGGCTGGGAGCCTCTGGGTGCCTTGCGAACCGACCGTGACGAAGTCACCAGACTCCAGGCGTACTACCTGAACGAGGATGCGAAGGGGGAGCCGGACGGAAAGGTCCGGGTCCTGCGGCGCAGTGTCGTCTGGACCGTGGACGAAGTCCCTGGCGACGGCGAGGGACAGACCCCTGCATCAGACATCCTGGCCCGCAACGACATGATCATCCAGAGACTGTCCGGCGCGCAGTCCGCGGACTCGGCCGCGTAGGACCGAACACCAGCACCACCGACAAGGAAGAGGGCAGCCTCTATGAACATCCTGACCAAGGAAGACGGTGACAACCCGCTTGACGGCGTGGAGTTCCTGACGCTCGGACTGGCCTGGGAGCGCAACACCGTCCCCGGCGAGTCCTCAGGCATCGGCAAGGCGAAGGCCTGGGCTCAGCGCAAGAAGCGAGAAACGAACGGGCTGACCGATCCGGCCGACATGGACGCGGGCGCCCTGTTCTTCGTCGGCGACAAGCCGGTGAAGTACCTCGGCTTCGGCAACGAGACACCCTTCAAGGACGAGCCCACTCCCGCGGAACAGCACTCGGCCGTCACCACCGGCGACAGCCTTCGCGGCGAGGGAGACGGCGACGACGAGACCCTCACCTTCGACCTGCGGAACATCCCCGCCCGCTTCACCCGGTTCATGATCGTGGTCGGCGCCCACAAGCCCGGCTCCAAGATGAACGCGGTGCACGACCTGAAGGCCACCATCTATGACGGCACCGGCGGCACCAACCAGTCCGTCGCCGTCATCGAACCCTCACTCCTGGAGGACCACGAGATCCTGGCGATCTGCGACGTCAAGCGCACCGCCGCCGCCTCATGGGTCCTCAAGGTCAACGGCTCCGGCTTCACCCCGGTCAAGGGCGACATCCGCTCACTGCTCCTGAAGTCCATCAACGCACTGGGCCGGTGACCATGAAACGCTGGCACATCGCCGCGATGACACTGGCTCTGGTCTTCTCGGCCACCGGGTGCTACGGCGACGACGACAGCAAGGGCATGGGTGACGCCCCGGTGGCGACCTCCACCTCCGGCGTGCGCGCCGGTGACGACAGCCCGGGTGTCGTGACCAACATGCCGAATCACTATGGCAACGTGGCAACGAAGTGCGTCGCGGGTGCCAAGCCATGGCGCATCATCGAGGGCACCAACACCGACTACACGGGATCCAATTTCGCCCTCGTGCAGGACCCCAAGGCCTGCGGCGGTGACTGGGTGTCCGGCGCCAGGGTGGTCATGGGCACTCGCAGCAAGGGCGTGGAAGAACCCGACGACGGCTCATGACACGTCACACCATGACGTAATTCGACAACAAAAAGAAAGCCCCCGCGCCCCGGAATTCGCCGGAGAAACGGGGGCTTTCTTTCTTCCATTATTGGTTACAATTCCTGCATGATCCATGAGCCGGGGAGTCTCCGCGCACGCCTGCGCACTACTGCCGACCAGGCACTACGCCTCTATGAGGCCCTTGAAGCCGTCATCCCTCACCGTCAGGTCACCGGAGAATACCGGCCCGCGATATCCCATCATCGGCGACCCGTGGCACCCATCCCATGGAATTCTGTCGCCGCCGAGTTGACACTTGATTTCCACACCGAGATACGGCGCCTCGAAATCCACCTCAAGGAACGGATCACCGGCGGCTACCTCCAGCGGCGCGGATCATCCAGCGACAACACCCGCTACGCCGTCGACTCCGTCGTCAATCTCTGCGAGACCATCGACGACAACGATGCTCTCGGCGTCCTCAACTACCTCGCCGCCTGGGTACGCCGCGCCGAGACCTACTACAACCCCCAGGGGGGCCTGCGCCGCCTGCCCAGGGAACCCGGCGAGAAAGAGATGGCCTGTCCCTACTGCCAGCACAAGACCATGCGCTGGCAGCCCTCCATCGGCATCGCCGTCTGCGTACGCCCCGCCTGCTGCAAGGACGACGGCCAGCGCCCCCGCTGGTCGGCCAAGTACACCCTCACCGATACCGGGCCCGCGTTCCGCTGGGACGAGATGGAGGCGGCATGACCCGCGGCTGGACCTCCCAGAACCTGGCGCCCGTCGGAGACGACGAACGCCTGTGGACCATCGTCGACGCGGCCAGCCGCCTCGGCCCGCTTCCCGGTGACCCCGATGACACCCCTCTCGACACCACCATCATCCGGCTGCGCAACGCCGCCCGCTGCAACCAACTGCGCCTGCCACCCGCGGGGAAACGCCGGAGCGCACGTCCCGGACGGCCCGGCCGCTACGCCCGCGTCTACCGGGCCGATGATTTCATCGCCTTGTACGAGAAGATGGACCCCGACAACGACGAAAGACCCCCGGCCGCCGCCTGAGCAGTGACCGGGGGTCAGACGAACATCGGCTTCACAGATGTCAATTCATCGTACGCGCCATCACGCGTATTGGCGCCGTTGCGGGTCGAGAGCAAGAGACGATGAAGAAGTCGAGGGATCCGGCTGGTCCGGGGACGAGCTGCCGTCACGGCGACAAACCAGGGCGTCCTGATCCCAGCTCGGCGTCTGCAAACTGTAGCCGTCGGGGCACGCCGGTCCCGGATCACCCTGCGGTCCCGTGGGCCCTTCAGGTCCCTGCTCGCCCTGGGCACCAGCGGGACCCGGGTCACCCTGCGGTCCTGCTGGACCCGCCACACCGCTGGAACCATCCGAGCCGTTGGAGCCGTCCTGCCCCGGACTGCCGGTGGCAGAGATGCCCTGGGCTCCGGTCTTGCCCGTGGCGCCCGTCTTCCCGGTCGGTCCTGCAGGACCAGGTGACCCTGTCGGGCCAGGCGGCCCCGAGGGACCGCTGGGCCCGACGTCACCGCGGCTGCCGGGCTTCCCGCCCACCGGTGTCGCCCCGAGACCCTGCACCTGCCGCGCCAGCGCATCACGCGCGCTGTTGGCGACGACGAGTTCCTGCTGCAGATCACGAATGCTGAAGAAAATCCCCGCCAGCAGCAGTCCCAGCAGGATGGCACCCACAGCCACGACGGCATCCCCGCGTCTCCAGCGGTTACGCTCGGCACGCATTTCGCTCCGCGTCACGTCGACCCTCCCTGTACCAACAGGATGATCACGGGCAGCAGGATGCTGATCAGCGGGACGATGACGGAGGCGATCAGCCAGCGGCGGGTGGCAACGATCCTCTCGGCATCCTTCTCACGCAGCGTTTCCAGTGTGGCAACCCGCGCCACGAGTGCCTCATGCCGAAGGTTGTAAATCTCCATATCGACTTTGCGATCGAGTCTGGAGTTGAATTCGACGATGTCCTCTTTGAGGTCGGCGAACCGTTGCTCCATACGTCTCTGGAGCTCACCGAGGGACGGCTCGTCCGCCATGATTCTCCCCGATCAGACGGTCAGACGCCCTTCGCGGTGGACGCCGAGTTCCGGTTGCCGACGTAGCGCGCGGCCAGCCCCTTCACGAGCGTCACCACCGCGGCGACACCGGCCGTACCGGCGGCTTGCCAGAAACTGGCATGCAGCATGTCAGCCGGGCCAGCGGCCAGTGCGACAGCCGCCACCGCGGCGAGGAACGTCCAGATCACGCGCTCGGCGAGATCCTGCGCATACGTCGCAGCCGTCTTGATCAGAACGTTCGCCTCTTCGGGAACCATGGTCAGGCCCCCTTGGTGAGCGCGTCGGTGAGCTTGGCGACGGCCGCCGTCAACGCGGCGACCTCTGTGCGCAGGGCGTCGACACCGTCGTGCGCCGCGCGGGCGTGTGCGTAGCCGGAGCCCAGCGCCGTATTGACGGTGATCTTCAGGTCGGTGACGCCCGCGTCGGTGGGCCACTGCTTCTTCACCCAGTCGCCGAGGGCAACCTGGCTCTGGAGGTCCATGTCCTTCTCCGTGTTCGTCGGGGTGGTGGGCGTCTTGGTCGTACCGTTGGCGACCGTGAGGATGGCGGTCATCGGGAACGCGCCGGGGTCACCGTGGACGTTGCCGCTGGGGACGTGCTGGTGGCCCAGGTGTCCCTCGAAGGACTCCCACCTGGACGTGCTCAGGCGCACGCCGTTGCTGGTGCCGTACGACGCCGGGTAGGCCTTGAAGGTCACACCGGAGGTGAGGGGGACGCCGTGCTGGTCGTGCGCCCACCGCGCGAACGCGGCGAGATCCCGGATCACCCAGTCGGGCAGCTCGGGGGAGTAGAGGTGAGCGATTCCCGACTTCTTCCACTTCGCGTGGGTGGTCGGGTCGCAGGTGCCGACGATCTCCACCTGCGCCACATTCAAGGTGTTGGTGGCGATGTCGGCCGTGGCATGCACGAGGGCACGGGCACTGACATCGAAGTCGAAGTGCTGGTACCAGAGAAGCTTCTTCGCCTTGAAGTCCGGCACCGCAGTGACCGTCGGCGCCTCGGAGCCACCCTTGTAGTCCGGAAGTGACGTTCCTTCAGTGGTGTGCCACACGACGGTGTTCACGTTCATCGTGTCGCCCGGGTACTTCTTCTGGTACCACGCGCTGGTGAACGCGCCGGGATACTTCTGAGGACCGGAGGTCATGATGGGTTTCCTTAGAATCAGACGATGGTCGAGACGCTCTCGTACTTAGTGGTGACGACGGTGTCCACGTTCTGTGCTCCCGCTACGAGGGAAGCAACAGCGCTGACGAAACCCCAGAGAGCGGTGTCCCCGGCCTGGAAGGACATTCCGCCGAGGGTGACGCTCGCCACCGGATCGCCGGGGTTTTGGGTGTCGAATCCGCTGACATTCACGCTGATGAGGGACGTGGCCAAGATCTTCCCCTTACGCGATGCGCTGCAGCCGCAGCCAGGAATCCGTGTAGATGGTCGTGTTGCCCGCATCCGAAATAAGCTGCGCCCAGTCCATCGAATAGGTGCCAGCCGTCGATCCATTGCGGATCGTTCCGTAAATGGACATGGTGAGCGGGGTCAGACCCGTGCCGAGCGTGCCGTAGGAACGCGCAGACGTAATGTCGTTCGTTTCCGTACGCATCGGATAACCACGGGCACCCTGAGTGTCCAGCTGGGCAACACCCGTGTTGCTGAACGTGATCATCGGTGAATGGCCGCCCGCATAGGCGACCCATTCACCGAGAATTCCCGACGGACCGGACCAGTCGAGGTTGATGTCGGCCGCCGCCGGTCCGTCGAACTTCAGCCACCCGTCCATGATGTAGACCGCGTTCGCCAGAATCTGGAACTGCAGATGCGGGTCCGCAGTGGCAGCCGTGACCGCGGCACGGGAGGTATCCGCTGTCTTCCGGGCAACCATCGGCTGCCCCGAGGACAGCAGAGATGCCGTTATTCGCTGCCCTGCCAGAAAGGTGGGATAGGCTTCAGACATTCCGCCTCCTCACAGCGAGATAATGGTCGGAGTGGCGAGACGCAAGTCCTCACCGGCAACCTGCGCCTTGACGACGCCGTTGATGCTCCGAGTGACAGTGAAATTCTGCGGACTGATGATCCGGAAGTTGTCGTACTGAATCGCGACGGACGCCGCGTTCGTATTTCCGGTCACGCGGATGGAACGCGTTCCGATGCCATAGGCATTACTGATGGCACCGTCGGTCGCCGTAATATGCCATTCCGGCGGCTCAATCACGTCCGTAGCTGGCCACGCCTTCGCTTTCAAGGACGTTCCGATTCCCTGGAACCGCACCCGCACATACGTACCCGCCGCATATGTGATAGCCACCGCATACGATCCGAAATCCGTCGTGGCATCCGCATAGAGCTTGCGGAGAAGCAAAATGGCCGTATTCGACGTCGTGAACTCGACACGCGCCATGTACATCGTGCTGGAATCCAGCATCCGCGTCGTGAGCGCCCCATACAGGCTGTCCCCCGTTGCTGCGGCCGACGCGGTGATGTCGCAGTAGACATCGAAATCCACGGTCACCGGAGTGACCGAGGTGCGCCGCGAGACATCGACTGTCGACAACGTGGCCAGCGCCACACTGCCATTCACGGAGTAGTCCGAAGCGCTTCCGCCCGTGGCGGACCACGCGGGACCGATGTCAGGAGTGCCCCACGATGAAGAGACGGACCGGGTGAACGTGTCCGACAGCCAGTCGGTGATGGCCGTGACCCGAACGGTCTCCCCGCCCACACGGACATCCACGGGGAAGTTCGCACTGTCCGTCGTCCACAGCCCCGTCTGACCCGCGGACGGCGCAACCACCAGGGTCGTGTCCACAGACGTCGCCGCGGTGGCGAGCACCGAGCCGTCTGTGTCGACTACCGCCAGCGCATCATCGAGAACACCTACCTTGTAAGGACTTGCTGGTGCACAGACCAGCGAGATCCGGTGTTCGAAGTGCGTGATCGTTTCCTCGAAACCGAGGATGATCTGGTTGACATCACCCGGAGGCAGCCACACCGGAACGTTCTGTACAACGACGCGGTCGCCCACGCGCAGCCCCAGCACCGCCTGCTTGAGCGCAGGGTTATTGACGAATGTGGAGTGCGCCAGGTTCACGCTGATCGACGGATACCGGGGCTCGTCAACAGTCCCCATATGCACGCGCCAGGCAGCCTGGCTCAGCGCCTCACCCGTGTTCTGCAGGTTGAGAGTGATCTCCTGGCCGTAGGGACCGACACCGGCCGGAGGCTGCTGCACCGACAACGACCCCGTCGCCAGCGCATACGTCTGGGAGACAGTGCCGACTGTGACCGTGACCTGGTTCTGGATGTACCGGTCGTCCTCGACCGGCGTAGGGATCTCGTTGAGGTTGAACCCCGTGTAGCTCAGGGTGAGCTGAGGATCCTGATTCTGCAGCGACGCCCGCGTGCGGTACCCGATGCCCAGGACGGACATGCTCTCGTACAGCATGCCGTCGTCCGCCAGCTCGCACTCCTGCATATGACTGAGGGAGTTGAGCCGCGTCTGGCTCCCCATGGCGACGGTGTCGTCCAGATCACCTATCGACTGGAACGCGATCCCCGCCGTGCCGCACATGCGCTGAACACGGCGACCGGCCGTTTCCCCCGACGGCGCCAGCGCCCGCCCGAGGTCATCAATCGGAGTGATGGTGGTCTGCACCGTCACATGGCCGACCGCAACGGCAGAACCGACCGTGTTGCCCACCGTCACGGGGGCGATCGCGACGGAGACGACACGGGCCACGCTCGTGCTCACCAGGCCGATGGTCGCGGAATCCGTGACTCCCTGCGTCAGGTCGAGAACACGCAGAGTCATCGCCAGCGCGGTGCCGTTGTTCGACACCTCAACCGACACGCGCAGCATCTTGTTGCGTACGTCGAGGGTGATGGACTCGGTTCCGCTGTAGCCCAGGAGCGAGTCCTCACTGTCACGGGGCAGCAGGGAAATCGTTCCAGTGCCACCAAAAGCGCCGACACCACCAGGCGGAGCGTTGTACTGCACGTCCAGGAACTCGACACCGCTGATCGTGGTCGGCATGTCGATACGGGAAATCACGTCACCGTCGAGAAGACCATCCGCCGGGACATACATCAGGTAGCGCACCTGGCACTGCGTGACCGTGCTCGTGTCGTACTTGGTCACACCGCCCGTGGCGGACGCGCTCGGAAAGGTCGCCACAGGATCGGAAGCATCGAACCTGTCGAACGATGCAAGCGTCGGAGTACCACTGAAGACCATGGCCGAACCATTGACCAGCGCACTGGCGATCGAAGTCGAGCCCTCCGCGTCTTCGCACGGCCAGTACGCGACAAGAGAACTGATCGGAGCGGAGATCGCATCGCGGATGACCGATACCGAAGGCACAGGCCCCTGCGCGAGACGCTGCAGAATCCCGTTGCCACCGACGTCCGTCCAGACATCGGTGCCCGTCGGATCCCACGACTGCGGCCACGCAGAGACCTCACCCTGGAACCGGTAGCTCTTACCACCAAGACCGTCCGGGACCGAAACACGCAGAGGCGTGTTCCGGCCGATGACACCGTAGTAGGGGCCCGAGGGATTGCGAGGCGACCAGCGGGCATCCCTGTTGTTGAGCGTCATGGTGAGGGTCTGCTGCTCAGCCGTCGAGCCCTCATCGCGGCGACCGCGGGTGACGGCGATGTTGCCATTGTCGTCCCGCACCATCACGTAAGACGTGATGTCCACCCACGCGCCGCTCAGGTACATCTCGACCTGGACGGAGTTGCCGTTGCTGGACTCCCCGCTGGCTCCGAACGGACTGGCCACACCACCCATCCGGCGCTGCCAGCCCATGACCTGCGACGCCATACTCCCCGGCATCAGCGTCTCCTAAGAATTACTCGTCCGCGTGAGCATTCAGTACGAGGACGGTGATGTTTTCCGAATTCACAGGCTCAGGGCCGTCATAAATCAGCTTGAGCTGCCCGGTATTCTCGTCGTTTGTCCAGGCGAGAACCTTTTCCGGGTTCATCCCGGACCCCAAGGCTGCGGCGATAGCTTCCTCCGGCGATGCCATTTCGTCTCCTCACTCGTCCCAGCAGACCCAGCACCGCATGTCGACAGCGGTAGTGGGGGTTGTCGCACGCACGCGCAGGAATTTGGAGATGGCGATGATCGGGCGTTCGTCCGGCATCCACTGGTAGACGTAGGTCAGCCCGGACTCGCCGGAGACGGAGCTGAGGGAGATGGCGTCGAAGACACGGGACGCCGCGGTGGTGCCTTCCACTGTGGCGGTATATCCAGTGAGGGCCGTGCCACCGGCGCACAGTGACGCCGGAGCGTTGGGATCCAGTGGCTGAATGCCCGCTGCCACGTGGGCAGTTACGGTCGCCGCCACGTCGGTCTGGAGGAGTTCGACGACACCGTCGGCGCCCGGCGGGTCATCGATCGAGAAGCCCCAGCTGATGAGCTGGATCTGACGGGTCGACGGTGTCGCGACCTGCAGCATCGTCTTGATCGCCGTGCCGGTGGTGACGGACGCCTGCGCTGCCGTCGTCGGCATCGCGTTGTTCCATGTCTTGTACCGGTGAATTTCAACCACCCCTTGGTGCCTGCCGAGTGGCAGAAAGAAGAGCGGGCCCCTGCACGGGGCCCGCTCGGATCACTTCTTTTTCTTGCCGTAGACGGCCTGGACGTCGCCGCCGCGTGTGCGGACGGTGCGCCGGTTGGAGTCGAGGATGACCTCGTCCACCTTCTTGTCCCCGACGTAGACGGGGAAGATGTACGTGCCGCCCCCGCCGCCACCGCTGTAGCCGCCGCCCGAACCGCCTCCGGAGGACGGCCCGGTGTCGAGCATCGACGTCCACGCCGTACCGACCGACCGGTTCTTCCTGATACCGACGGCGTAGCCCTCGGCCGTGTGATCACCGATCTTGGCCATGACACGGCTCGGCGAGTGGATGCCCAGGGCCTTCTTGATTGCCTTCTCCATGGAGGTAGCGATCTTCAGCATCGCGTTCTCGATGGACTTCTGCTTCTTCGTCAGACCGTCGACCAGGCCTTGCGCCGCCTTGATGCCCGCGGCATACATCGCGTCGGAGGCCGTCTTGCCAGCAGCGCTCGCAGCCGCGTTGATCTGCTTCTGCATGTCGTTGATCTGGCTGATCTCGGAGTCCGAGGCACCCAGCAGCGCGGTCGCCGTCTGGAGACCGCCGCCGGAGATACCGGCCTGTGCGATCTGCGAGATGATGCTGCCCGAGACGCCGCGGCCCTTGAGCTGGGAGAGGGCGCCAGAGAAAGCCGTCGACTGGTCGACGCTCTGACGCATCCCACCCATGATGTCGCTCATCGTGACGTTGGTGTCACTGCTGGCGACGCGGGTGATGTCGGTAGCCGACATGACGTTCGAGGTGACGGAATCCTTGAGGGATGCCGCCGCCTGCTTCAGGTCATCCAGGTGGGTCTTGGCCTTGTCGAGCGAAGCGTTGACCGAGGAGAGCTGTTTGTCGTACTTGATCAGCGACTTCCCGGCCTTGTCGAGCGACTTCAGCAGGCTCTTCTCGACACCACCGTGTGTCGCCTTGAGGATGGTGCTGCGCCAGCTGTTCAGCGCACCGACGAGATCCCCCAGAGCACTCGGCTTGCCGAGCGCGCTGCGGAACTCGTCGTTCTTGTACCCGGCCATCTTGCCGAAGTGGCTGATGGTCAGATCACCGACAGCAGCGTTGCGTGCTTCCTTCTCGGCGGCAGCAGCCGCCTTTCGCTTCGCTGCTGTCGTGCTGCCCTTGGCGAAGCCTCCAACTGCCAGCTTGGACACGTTGAGGGTGCCGTTGTTGACGGCGTTCAGGAACCCTGGACCGTACTTCCGAACTGATGAGGCACGTACAACGAACTCGTCGTTCGACAGCATCGCCGGGATGCTGTCCGACGTGCTGGTGCCGGGGCCCGACACCATGCCGCTGCCGCCGCTGGCGAGGCGCCGCACCCGGCCGCCCGTTGCGAAGCCCTTGTCCTGGAAGGTGGAGTCCACCTTCCTGTACTGGACGTTCACGTAGGACGTGCCGAGCGTGCGCCCGACGAGACCGCTGATGCCGCTCCAGAACGAAGCAGGATTGGCGCTGATGGTGACGGACTTGGCCCTCGGCTTGGACCGGTTCACCGCCGAGTAGACACCGAAGAACTGCGAGGCGTTCGCGCTGAGGGTCGCGTCCGCCTTTTTGTTGTCGAACGCCCTCAGTTTGGCTTCGGCCTCATTGAGCTTCCGCTGCGCATCGGCCATGTCAGCGGTGAGCTTGGCCTTGCGTTCCCTGGTCAGCTGCGGGTCCTGCAGACGGCTCTTGATGTCGGACAGGTTCCGCTTGGCCGTGTCGACATTGAGGGAGAGATTAGCGCGCGAGAGATTGGTGTGTGCCTTCTCGGCGAATTCCTTCGTGGCGTCAATGGCCGACCCGAAGGTTGTGTCGACCTTGGCGTGGAAGGCGTCGAAGCTGGTGCTCGCGCCTTTGAGTTTGTCACCGATGCCGGGGATCCAGCCGAACGCCGCGGCGGCCCCGCCGATCATCGCGCCCAGGGCTGTGAGGACGACGTCGCTCATGCCCTTCATCACGGTGAGGATCGTGGGTACGGACTGGATGACGGCGTCCGTCATCGTGATGACGGACTGGCCGATATTGGTGAACGCGTCCCGGATGGATCCTTCATTGTTCTGGACCCACGTGGAAATCGATTCGAGACCGCTCTTGAATCCTTCGACCTGGTCGCCGGAGAACGATTCGACGATGGTCGAGAGAAGACCGCCGCCGAGTTCCTTGAGCGTGTCGAACATCGTGCCGAAGCTGATACGCGTCAGGTCGATCAGACTGGACGCGAAATGCCCCAGCACACGGCCGACGGGTGCCAGCGCAGTGAACACGTCCCCGAGGTCGCCGGAAAGGTCGGAGAAGAAGTGCCCGGTTTCACGCAGGACGTCACCGATGGCCGGTCCAAAAGCCTCCATGAACTTGCCCACCAGCTTGCCAAGACCCGGCAGGAGTCCGTCGTTGATGAGCGACGACAGCCCCTTCAGGTAGAGGGAGGCCCCCTTGATCCCGGATTCCATGTTCTTGAACATGGAGGGAAGGCCCCGGTCCATGAAGCCGCCCAGCAGATCCTGCCAGGCGTCCAGAGCGGGCTGGGACTTGGTGCCGAATTCGAAGAACGCCTTCGCGAACTTTCCGAAAGACCCGAGAAACTTACCGAGCCATTCGGTGCCCATCTTGACGTTTTTGACAAACGGCCCCATGAAATCCTTGGAGCTGATTCCCTTCGCGATTTTACCGACGAGTTTCCCGAAAGCATCACCGGCGATCTTGACAACCGGATTCAGGTCCTTGACGACCTTCTTCACGTCACCGAAAGACTTGGTCAGCTGCGGCAGCACCGCATCCTGAGCCGACCTGCGCAGCTCGTCGAACGCACCCTTCAGGGGCTTGAGACCCTTGATGAACGCCTTCTGGCTGGCGCTCAGTTGCTTGGTCGGCTTGTCGAGACCGCTGAACGCCAGCGCCGCCACACCGACAACAGAACCAATACCGGCCAGCATGGGAGCGAGCGCACCGATGGTGGGCAGCAGCGACGCGCCCAGGATGACGGCCGTACCGATCAGCTTCGACCGCATGTTGCCGAAGACCTTGCCGAAGAAAGTCCCCTTATTGCCTGACCCTTGAGCCGCGTTCCCCACTCTGGTGAGAGCCCCCGAGGCGCCATCGACATCGGCGCCCAGGCGGTGGAACTCTCCTCGCATCCGGTTGATCGTGCCCGTCAAGTCCTGAAACCGGGACTGAGTTATCTCACCGGAACGCGCAGCATGCAGCGCACTGCGGCTCATTCCCTCAAGCGTGGTCTTGACCTGAGTCAGTTCCCGACGGGTAAGAGAACCAGTACTGCGCATCTTCGCGAGCTTGCTGTCCAGCGTGTTGACATCTCTACCGAGCTGCTTCGCATGCATACCAGCACTCTGCGTGGACCGGTTCACGCCCTGCAGATTTGCACGCATGCGCTGGAGTTCACGTTCGAGACGCTGAAAATCCCCATGCGTCATATCACGAACGCGGACTGTGAGTGTAATGTCGTCAGCCATTACCCCTCACTTTCTGACCGTCCGAGATCTGCAAGAGCAATGAGCTGAAGAATCTCAACCGGCTCATCCATGATTTGGCTCGGAAGCACATGGAAGCGGTCGCACAGACGAAGAATCACTTCCGCCTGCGCGACCACGTCGGGCTTACCTACAGGGTTTCCGTCGGAATTGACGCCACCAGGGCTAGATCGCCACTCGGCGACTTTTTTTCGGCATCCTTCGACACCGTGACCATGGCATCAGTCCAGGCGTCGATGATCCGCATGTTCATCGCGAGGTCGTTGGAGCGAATGCCCTCGAACGTCATCGGAACCGGCTCGTCCTCCTCCTGGAGATTCCAGGAAACGAGATGGGTGAACATCAGCTTCAGCAGCTTCTCGGTCTCACCGCTGCTCTCACCGGTGGAACCGGTCAGAGTGACGAGTTCGAGGAACTCGCCGGTCGTCAGACCGCGGATGCGGACCTCCAGACCGTCGTACTCCGTGCCCTCGAAGTCCAGCTTGTAGACCTTGCGCTTCCTCTGGAAAGCCACTGCATCCTCCCCGGATGTAGACATGAAAAAAGCCCACCGCGAATGCGATGGACTGCCGAAGTGCGAAATCGGTACGAACTAGGACATTAGCCCCATGTCGGGACGGTGCCATCTGCCAGCTGACCAGGCACAGCCCAGGTGAGTTCACCGCTGTCCGAGCGGGTCAGCGGGTAGTCGGTGTAGAGGCACTCGTTCGCCAGCGTCTTGCCACCGATACCGATCGACGTGGTCCGCAGAACGGACGTCGAAGGAACGGTCTTGAAGACGTCGTGGCTCAGGTTCGAGGCCACGTTGAAGACGCCGTTGAGGGTGATGGTGAAGTCCGCGAGCAGCACGAGGCGCTCGAATGCAGACTTGTCGATGCCGGTGACATCCTGGGTTGCGCGCGGGGTGGCGAACTCCAGGTTCGTAATGTCATTGCGAATATCACGCGGGGTTCCGGCACTGTCGTCCACGCTCAGCGTGGTCCACGCAAGGCCGCTCTGCTTGGCCAAGAGAATCACTTCCTTCTAATGGCCGCAGCCATTGCTCGTTAGCCCTGCTGGATCCGCTGAGCCAGTCGGTCCTGGTGCTCGGCGAAGTCCTCCTGCCAGTCCTCGGGCCGGGTGTGGCGGCGGACGTTGCCGGTGGGGTTGCCGCGCCAGTCGCCGTCGCGGGCGATGAAGATCTCCTGCTTGTCCAGGAGGCCGCGGTGCTCGCTGGCCCGGAAGCAGGGCTGACCGGCTTCGAAGATCAGCCAGTGTTCGTTCGCGCTGACGTCCAGTTCCGTGAACGTGCGGCCTGCGGTCCGGGCGGCGTGTGCCATCTCCGGCGGCAGGCCTTCCAGGCGCAGGCGCCAGCCCTTGAGGTAGTCCGGGCAGTTGACCTCCGCGCACGTCGCCGGGCGCCAGTGCGTCGAGAGGGGCGAGAGGATCTGGTAGGTCTTGTAGTCCTGGACCCGCCCCTGCGGGGGGATCCGGTTGATGTGGTGCATGGTTCTCCCCGGGTGAAGAGTGTTCAGAAGACGATTCCGGCGGTGTCGTTGCGGATGGCGGCGACCGAGAACTGGAGGTTGGTGAAGCCGCCGGTGGTCACCGTCGTGGCGCGGACGTAGCGGCGGATGGTCGCCGTGTTGCCCAGGGCGATCCGCTGGGCCTGACGTGCGGTCGTGGTGATCTGGGTGAAGGCGTAGGAGGCGACGTCGGCGAAGGTCACGTTGTCGGCGGAGTCCTGGATTTTGACCGTGGCGTCGGTTCCGGTGAAGCCGAAAACCTGGAGATAGGCCTGCCCGCCGAAGGACAGCGGTCCCGTGCCGAGGTCGACGCCGGTGCCGAGAGTTGCCGCGGTGTCTGTGCGGATCCCGGCGGTGAGGCCGACGCCCCACTCCAGTCCGAAGCTGTTGCAGTCGGCAGCGACCTTGATGGTGATCTTGCCGTCGTTGTCGCGGGACCAGTCGTAGTTGAGCTGCTTGCCGACCATGGAGGCGACAGCACCGCCCAGCGTGGTACCGCGGAAGTAGGAGAGGGAGACGTCTGCCGTCGGCAGCGGTGCGAGCACCGTGTGCTCGGTGAAGGTGATACCCACGGTGTCGGGGTTGAAGAACGACGTCCACTCGATGTGACCGTCCCGTAGGCCGCCGATCCGCTGGAACGCGTACTGGTTGATGGCGGTCACGTCGATGGGGGCGATACTTCCGCTGATGGTGTCGAGCGCTGCGGTATCGCCGGACAGGTCGTAACCCCCGACGTAAAAGTTGTCCCCAAGTCCGGAAGTCTTGGACAAATCGGCTGCCCTCCTCGGGACATGAAAAAGGCCCGCATGTAGCGGGCCTTCTCAGTTGCATTACGTCAGGGGGCCTGGTCCCACAGGTCGTCCACGACAACGGGGACGTTGATGGAGAAGACCCGGAACTCCTTGCCGTCGTGGTTCACGAAACCGGTACGGACTTGGACGCCGGTGCCGTGGGCGCCGAACACGTCGACGTGCCGGACCAGGCCGCCGAGGGTGAAGTCGCTCATGTACTCCCGCATCAGCGCATCCATCGCGATGACGAGGCCGGAGTCGGTGTCGTCGTAGGGCTCGGAGATGGTGCCGGAGTAGATCCGCACCTGGAACTGGATACGGATCGAGGTGGTCGCCAGACCGGAGGATCTGACCGGCGTGATCTGCTCGATCCAGATTTCGCAGGACAGACCCTCGAACGCCGACTGCTTCGACTCGTGCTCGTTGACCTGCTGGAAGTAACCGGTGCCCATGGCGTGGGAGACCATGGCGTTCAGAAGCGCGAGGATGTCGAGCGCCATGGTCTCCCTCTCAGATCAGCTTTCCCTCCGCGCGGTAGCGGCGCAGGATGCGGCGGGCGATATTCCCGCGCCTGGCCTGGACCTCTTGCTCGGCGCGCTGCCGGGAGTGGTAGCCCTCGAACCGCCTGCGCGGGGTGTAGGCGCCCGTTTCGAGCCAGTCGCCGTAGATGACACCGTGGTCGTGGACCTCGTAGCGGGTGGGTTCGATCTCCCGCTTGTCGATCTTCGTCCAGTAGTACGGCGTCGGGTGACGGACGGATCCCTTGAGGTTGTTGACCCAGGTGTCCTTGGCGGAGTCGGCGATCGCCGAGGCGACGTCATGCGAGTACTCGGCGGCTTGACGTGCCAGACGTCCATCACTGGCCGGGCCGCGGATACGCGAGGTGAAGCGGATCTCCCACATCAGATGGTCCTTGTCCGGGCCTTGCGGCCGTACTGCTGATAGACCGAGTCACGCAGGTCGAGGATCGCGTCCATGGACGCCGAACGCTTCGCCGTACCACCGAAGTTCGAGGACGCGGACATGGTGCGGAACCATCCGGTCTGCTCCTGCATCAGCTCGTGAATCGCTTCGGTCGTGTTCAGCTGCCGCACACCCGCCGGGGGATTCCAGACGGAGATCGTGGCGCCGGTGAGGTGGGTGGCGGCCGTCGTACCGAAGGCACCGCGCCGCACCGTAAGGGTGCGCACCGCGTAGACGTGGACACCGGTGGCGTGGACAGCCAGGACCGTACCGTCGTACGCCCGGATCACGGTGAGATTGTTGCCGGTGATGTCGACGATCAGCATGCGCTCACCGTCGAGGGTGATGATCTCCTCGATGGCGAACGCGGCTCCGCTGACCACGGGCAACACCACGTCGTCCTTGCGGGCGGCCAGACCACTGCCGCCCAGAACCTGGCCGGTGTCGAGCTGGGAACGGCCCTGGACCAGCAGCCGTTCACTGTCGATGCGCAGGATCGACCCCACACCGATCTCGGCAGAGGCCTCGGCATCCACATCCAGACCGGTCTCCACGGCGTCCAGGGCCTCGGCCGTGGTGCCCATGACGATCTCGTCCAGGGAATAACCCCACAGGCCCTCGATCGAGACGGCCTGCTGGTAGGTGGATCCCGAACTCAGCGCCGACGACGAGGAGATGTTGATCTCCATGCGGTCGTACGGCGGCCCGACCCGGTTCGGCTCAAGGTTGTAGTTGCCCGCAGGGACGACCACACCGCCGGAGGTGACCGTCGTCGCGGAAATCAGCTCCGTGTCGTCCAGCCACAAACGCCACGGCACAGCTCCCTGGTCACCGGGCCAGTCGAAGTACTTGGTATCGACATACGGGTAGAAAGTCCGGTGGCACAGACCGTCCACACGCCGCGCCGCCGACTCGATACAGCGGTCGATCTGCCGGTCGTTACGCGCCGTGGCGGCAATATCCAGCCCCCGCTTGATGATTTCACGGGTGGTGTAGACGCCGGTCGTGATAGCCATGTCAGGCCTCCTCGTCCACACTCTCCGCAGGGGCGTCCACTTCCAGGGCAACAAGCCGCGCACGCAGGTCAGCGTTCTCCCGCTGCGTCACATACAGGTCCAAGAGGACGTTCTTGAAGTCCTCGACGCTCAAACCGCTCATGCCGCCGTCGAGTCCGTGACGAGCCCGTAGGCGACCAGCGCCGCCATGATCGAAGCGACCGCCGCGTTACCGCCCTTGGCACCAGTCACCGTCTGCTTGCCGACGGCCGCCGTGCCGAAGAAACCGATCGTGTTCGCCGCACCGTCCAGCGTGTGCTTCGTCGCCCCATACAAGGCGTCGACGAACTCGACCTTGCCCGCGACCTGCACGTTCTGCGCATCGGCGGACATCCGCAAGTAGGAACGCTGCGTCCCGTTGAACGCCGCGCCCGACCAGTTCGAGATGACCAGGTCCGCACCGGTGGCTTCGAGGTCCAGACCACCGCCGTCCTGCCTCAGCCGGTAGCCCTTGGTCGTACCGTCGATCGTCAGATTCCCGTTGTGCAGCGTGGTATTGCCACCCACACCCCCGGTCAAGGTAGTCAGCCCAGCAACCGCCAGAGTGGTACCGACCACCACGCCCGTCGTCGTCGTCACCGACGTGACACTGATGTTCCCGCTGACCGGAAACGACCCAGTGGTGACAGCCCCCGTGTTGTCGACCTCGAACACCAGCGTGTTACCGGCGTTGTACAACCGCACCAACGGACCCGCCGCCCTGGCACGGATCGCCGGTGCCTCCGTGTTGTCGGAGACGACATTGATACCCGCACCCACACCGGACCGGGCACCCTGGGTCACCTGCACCGCATGACAACTGGTCTGCGCACCGACCGGACTCTGCCGCACAGTGAAAGCGGTCTGCCCCGGATCAGTGTTACGGAGATCGGTCACCGAGTTGATCGCCACAGTGACCCCCTCCGATCAGATGAGACGCCGCTGCTGCGGCCAGCGGTAATCACCCAGCGGGCAGTACTTCCCGCCGGGCTGACTGCGCGGAGTGTCCCGCAACGGCTCCCCGTCATAAGGACAGGCCAACGGCGGCTCCGTACGCTCCTGCACGATCCACGCCACCGCCTCGGCCTTGATGTCGACAAGCTGCCACCAGGACATGACTCACTCCGCCGACGGCTCGGACGCAGCCGCGGAATCGTCCTCCCGCAACCGCTCAGCGACCTGCGCCTTCGTCCCGTAGGACGGCACACCGCGCCCGTCCGCCGCAGCCCGCAGCTCCGCCAGCGTCAGCCCCGCATACGGATCGACATCCGGCCCGGCCAGGAGCACCGCGTCCTCGGCATACGCCTCGACCGACACCGCCGCCAGCGCCTCACCGACAACCTCATCGGCAACGACTTCATTGGTGCGCCCCAGGCCGTCCTCGGCAACGACCTGGGGCGACTGGTCGGCGACCGCAGCCGGGGAGACGTCTGCGGCACCGACATCCGTCGGCCCGCGTCCTACATGGTTCTTCGGCATCGGCTCCTCCTCAGGAGGCCAGGAGACCGGCACACGACCACCACACGAGGCGCAGGCCAGTGTCGGAAGACTAAGAAGCCCGGACGTCACGGACTGCAGACGAACCGTCCACGGCCCGCGCCCACAACCCGGGCACGTGAGAGAGACGAACAGAGGAAGCCGCTTCGACACGACTCCCCCCTCATCCACGGAACTGGCGCTGCCACAATGCGGACACGCCGACAGATCGAGCGCATACACCGTCGAACAATCGGCACAGGTACGCAGGTTGACAGACATCAGCTACTCCGAGGTGATTGATCAGGCGGCGACAACCGTCGCGCCGGTGTCGATGGGCCAGTACGCCAGCGTCCACTTCACCGAACCGGTATTGGACGCCGCGCAGTCCAGCAGGACACTCCCGGGCTTCAGCACCAGCGGAAGCGCCAACACCTTGTTGCTCGGAAGGAAGTTGAGCGCGTCCTGAAGAACGGTGGCGGCCGTGCCGGTGATGGAGTACATCGTCCCGACGGCATCCGCCGTGATGTCAGTGGTGCCGCACAGATCCTGCGTGGCCCCGGCATCGGTCGGATCGAAAGTGAGCTTCGTAGCGTTGGCCTGGGTCTGGACGACCGTGGTCACCTCGCCGATGATCGACGTCACGACAACACGACCACCGGCGACGGTGAACAGGGCCCCGGCAGCACTCTGAGGGAGCGCTGCCGTAGCCCGTTCCACCTTCGCCCCCAAAGACCCTCCGGCCCTGAGGATGACGCTCATGTCACTGAGCGACCAGCAGGGCGCCCACGGTCAGCGGCACCCAGTTGACATAGGCGGTGACGGCGCCGTTCACGGACGACGCACCCACCAGGTTGATCGCACCGGTCGTGACCGGCAGATTCACCAGAGCCGGACCGCCCTTCACGAACACGCGCGTGAAGACGGCACCATTGGTCGCCGGATCCGCGATACGACCGTCCACACCGATCGTGGTACCCGCGACGGAGTCCGTGGTACCCAGGTCAGTGGCCGCCACGACAGTGACAGCATCACCAGTCGTCGGAGCCGTCGACAGCGCCAGCGTGCCACCGTTGGTCGTGATCGACGTGGTCACCTTCAGGTAGAACGAGGTCACCAGGATCTCGCCACCAGTCACGGTGAACAGGCCGAACGTGGCCGCGGACAGTGTGCCCGTCGCCTTGGAAACTGTGTTGCTGCCCAGGACCAGGCTACGAACCTGCTCACCCTGAATGAGAGTGCTCATGAGTCAAGCCCCCTATCAGGCGTTCGGGTTGGCAAGGTTCTGCGGCTTGCGCATCACCTCAAGGCCGTGACGGATATACAGCGCGCAGCCCAGCTTGGTCGCACCCGGCTGCGGAATGTTCACGCTGATCCACTCGAAGCCGTCCGACAGCTGCTCGGCACGAACCTCGATGACCACGACCTGCGAGTGCTCCGCCGACGTACCCGCACCACCGGTGTCGGCGATCTCCGACGCAGCGGACTGCGAGACCTCCGCCCACGTGGTCGCGGCCGTCAGGGACAGCGCGTCCTTGATGTAGTACTTGGTGACGATGTCCAGGTCCTGGATCGTGCCACCGGTTGCGGCGTTCGACTCCTGAACGTCCACCGCGAGGTCGGACGCCGCCGTACCGATCGACGCGAAGATGACGATGCTCACCGCACGGCAGTCCTTGAGGTGGACCCGCTCACCGGTATTGCCCGCCGTGTTGAGGTTGACAGGAACGATGGCCGGGACGATGTCATAAAGCCGTCCCAGGCCAAATGCGCCAGTGGTCATTTCTTCTCTCCTTGAGAAAGCCGAGACGGGCGGGGGATTAATGCCGCTCGTCCCATGACTCCCGGTTGGGTATCAATGCGCACGGGAGTTGTGCAGTGCCACAGCGCAAAGTGGCATGAAAAAGGACCCCGACGAATCGGGGCCCTTCGTTCCCGGGAAGGAGTTAGCGCTCCTTCAGTCTTGTCTGAGCCGCTTCGAGAGCGCCAGCAACACGACGCATGAGAGCCGGGTCGTCATTGAAGCGCCCGATCCCCCAGTTGCAGTTGTCACACGCCAGACCCCGTATGCATGCCCCGCAGGTCCGTTCACCTGAGCAGCAGGAGTGATCGTGGTCGACGTGCGGGGTGTTGGCTTTGCCCTCGCCGAACTTCCGCTGGCACAAGTAGCAGCGGTTGTCCTGCTCGTCGAGCATCGATCGCCACTCAGCGAGCGTCAGGTTGTATTTGTACGCCAGCCGATGATCTGGGTTACGCGCCTGCCAACGACGAGTTGCTCGCCGAGTCGGCTCAGGATCCGCTGCTCGAATCTTGCGGGCCATGTCCCGGTTGTACGTCTTACGCACTTCGGGGTCGTCCCAGTTGATGCGGCGCTGCTTGTTGTGCTTCCCGCAGGCGCAACCCGTGGGGCACTTCTTCTTGGGGGCCGGGGTGTGCTTGAGACAAGTACACCCCGGCACGCACTTCGCTCGTCCTGTCACGCTTGCATTCTATCAAAGGCAAGCGGGCTCAGATCAGCGAGTCTGGAGCTGAATGAACGGCGCAAGGGTGTTAGAACCCCTGTTGGGAGTGATGGCGGACTGGATCCACGGACGCCCGTCCACGCGCTCGATAAAGCGAACTGTGGTCACGTCGTTTTGAAAACGATAGTGAGGGCTGGTGTCGGCCTGGACGGTCTGGCGGTCGCCGAGCAGGTAGTAGCTGAGGTCGACGAAGTTGATGTCGCCCGCGGTACCGACCGAGTTGACCTTTTCCGTGAAGTACACGGGGCGGCCGAGGATGGTCATCGGGGGGCCGGTGACGCCGTTGTTGAGCCAGATCGCGGAGCCGCCGGTGCCGACCGAGAGTGCCATGGTGGCCAGCTCGGGGAAGGTGTCGATGTGGGCGATCCACACCGCGCTGTCCAGCGAGGACGGGAGCATCCGGCTGTACATCTTGACGATGTTTTCCCAGACGAGGGTGCCTGCGGACTGGCCGGTTTCCTTGGTGACGGTGACGGTGGCGGTGGCGTTGAGGAAGCCGAGGGGTTCGCCGACGCCGCTGCCGCGGATGAAGGCGATGTCCTCGAACCAGGCGATTGCTTCCGGGAAGATTTCGTTGATGAACATTTGGAGCGAGATGATCGAGTCGGCGAACAGCTCGTTCGGGATCTCGGAGTACGCGGTGAGCTTCTTGGCTTCGAGCTTGACCCGGCCGAAGGTGGGTGCGGAGTCCGTGAGGGATGCGGCCTCTTCGGTCCAGTAGGCGGTGACGCCGCCGTAGATGTTCGACGCGTTCGACGTGGTGTCGATCATCGGGAAGGGGACGGTGAGCGTTTCCATCGGGACGACGCGGGCCCGGGAGCGAACGATTGCCTTTTCGAGTGCAACGCGGAGAAGTTCGCTGCGGAGGTACTCGGGGATCAGGAACCCGCCGTCGGCCGGGACGTTCGAGCCGAAGGAGTTCATGACCTCCTTGATCTTGTGCTGGCTGGCGAGGGCGTCCGCGGAGCGGGTGCCGTGCCAGATCGACGTCATGAAGTCCTTGACGTCCGGGAACAGCTCGTCCAGCTGGGCACCCGGGGCGTTGGGGTTGTACTTGTCGCCGATGCGGGCGTGCTTGGTGGAGGTGGCCGGGCGCATGTCGAGGCGCTAAGTACAACCCCAACGCC